TTCGATATGTTGACACCACCCCTCCCCCCGAAAATCATTCGGGGAGGGACCCCCCTGTAGTCAAATCGATCTGACTACGTAGTCAAATCTATCTGACTACACCTTTCCGAGGGTGTTGGTCACCCCATTCGGGGAGGGGGGGCCCCCCTGTAGTCAAATCGATCTGACTACGTAGTCAAATCTATCTGACTACACCTTTCATGGGGGCACGTCAAGTTCTAGATGGGGGGGGTCGGGCGACCGCCCGTGCCCACTTATAAAAAATGTCAGCATTTTAGCGTTGTCGCCTTCAAAACCTCGCCAGTCTCGCCTTCGCCACGTACCTGAAGCCAGAGTCGTACGCCTCTTGCAGCATCGCCGCAGGCGGATTCTTAAACCAGGATGCCAATTTTGCTTTTTGTTCTGTCTTCGGTGCAGACTCCGTTGCGAGTCCTGCCTTGATTGCGTCGTCGGTTGTGTACCACGTTTCAGCCTTCAATATCGCCATCACATCGGTTCCTGCCGGCATGTACTGCGAGTAGATTTCGACCAACGACTCGTCGTATTTATCGAGAACGTCTGCTGTTTTGCGCAGTTGATTAGCGTTACCGATATCGAACGTGAGTGCTTGGTGCAGCATCCAGCGAGAGCCGATTGCCGACCGCCTGTTTTCACCAGCGAGTGCGATTACGCTTGCGGCTGACGCTGCTAGCGAGTCAACCACGGTATCGACGCCTGCTTCGTGTTCCTTTAGCACGTTGTAGATAGCAATACCCATATCCGCCGACCCGCCGGGCGAGTTGATTCGTACAGTCGCACGCTTCTTGCCAAGTTCCTTTAGTGCCGCTCCGACATCCCCGTCAGTGAAGCCGTCATCGAACATTCCGCCCCCGACAACGCCATACAAAAAAATTTCACCCGTCTTATTATTTACGTTTAACATAAGATCATCCTGTAATTAGTTGTTTTGCTCTGATTGACCAGGTATTTGTGCAGGTTTCCACTGCTTTTTTCAGTGTTTTCTCAGTGTTTTTCTCAGCTATTTGGACCAGTTGTTCGGACGATTCTGCACAGTGGATACGTGCTTTGTCGCGTTCTAGTCCAAATTCCTCTAGTTTGTCAGCGAGTTTTGGCTCCCATTGAGCGTAAAACTTTTCAACTTTTGCGAAGAATGGCCCTGTTTTAGTAAGGTCTTGGACCCGCTTCGCCTCGACTGTGACGTATTCCGAGAATACTTTTTCCAGAATGTCGTCCACTGACTTTGATGTTTGAGTTGCGTTACTGCTCGGTTTAACAGGTGCAGGACTTTCTTCTTTGTTTCCTGATGTTGTAGCAGGGTTTGCAAACACTTCACCCCCTTCGACAGGGTTCAATTCGAACATCGCCCGCCCTTCGTTGCGGTTAATAATCGTAGCCGCAATTAGCTTTGAAACAAACTCGGCGGTTGCGGTCTTGTCGCTTCGGAGTAACGCACCGTCGTTGAAACGAAAATAATATCCTCCCCGTTTCTCCCTATCGTTGAGAAGCTTTGCATTGGCTTGTTCTTCAAACTGAGTTAGCCAAGCTCCAAGGCAGTTCATTAAGTAGGCGAGCACTTTTTGCTCAAGGCTTTTATAGGAAACTGAGTTATCGTCTCCGAGGATTGATTCCAATCCGAGCCAAAGTGCAATTTGCTGGCGTGTAAACTTCCTGCCCTCGAACATTTGAGCGTCAGCGTTTGACATTGAAAGAACGGTTGCTTTGACTCCGTTTCGAAGTAGTGAAGTCTTGCCAGCGTTGTTTTCGCCGTCGTGTGTTTCTCTCCATTGCTCGAGAAATTCTTTGGCTTTTGCCTCTTCACGAAACTCGCCTGGCGGTGCCTCAAGGACGAGGCCACCAGAGTAAGCTTTTTTGACTTGGCTTAGGCTATGCTTGTCGGCTGCTATGTCTGACATGATTGTTATCGCAGCCATTCGCACTAGGCTAATTCCCTCGATGCCATCGAGCGTAAATCCCATCGTGTGTATTACTTCTATGTCTTTAATGACTACTGTTTCTTCTGGGTTCTTTCGCATGTCCGTCATCAAATCAAACCGATCGTCTCGATCCGGTTTACAAGCGTGAATCTTTTCTCCCTTTACCATGCATGTGATTGTTCGATCTGGCATGAGAGGGATCAATTCTAAAGTTCCTTTCTCCCTTGAGATGTACGAACGTCCGTTGCCCCATAGCAAGGCATGGTTCATGTGCTGCTGCTTCCAAATTGATGGCACCTGGTAAGCGTTTGGTGCAGACTTTAATACTATGTGCGAGGCGTGCGAATCTTGCACGAGTGTCGAGTCGCCTTTCTTTCGATAAAGCGAACACGGCAACATTCCAAAGTTGTTGCTAATCTTGCGGACACCATAAAGGAACGCAGCACTCTTCACTGCATTTTCAGGTGCGATGTTACGAGTATCTTCTTCGTTCCCGCTGATGTAGTTCATAAACCACTGAAGCGGCTTGAAAAGTCCTGTGGCACTCATGTTATTAAGTAACTTCCTGTAAATTTAGCCGGTGCAAGAGATGCGACCCTGAACGCCATTACTATTGCCACGATTGGATCAATCTTGTCTGAGCTGGAACGCTTATCGAACATGTAGCGTTCGTTTCGATCAGAAGCGATAACCGCATTGCCTGCACACCACTTTAGAAGTGCGTTTCCATCGTGCATCATCCTTCCGTCAATGATTGCTTGCTGGAAATCTCGAATAGGTTCATTGAAATTGAGTTGGTTCTGTGCAATTCGTGATGCAACGATTCCTTCTCGCGTCAAATCCTCACCGAGCTGCAAAGCATTGTTGGGGTCATAGCCGACAGTCTGGATATCGAATTGCCGACACTGCGATAACAGATCATTATAGAGCGCGTTGACTGGAAATTTTTCTCTGTGTAGCAAATCACAATAGATCCATGTGCTAAACGGTATTTTAGACAAGTCTCGCTTCGTGTCGTCTGCGATGTAGGCAAACGACTTCGCCTCGTACCGGTACACCGGCGAGTCGCCGTCGTTATTCATTACAAACCTTGCACATACTGCAAACGCTGCAAAGTCATCTCTTGATCCAACGTCAACGCCTGCACCGATTGCATCAGAAGTGTTCCAATCGCTTAACTGACCTTCGCACTTGTCCCATGAAACCGGATCGAACGCCTTCGATAGCGAGGTAACCAGCATATTGCCGTGATATCGCTTAAATCGATTTCGACCAACGTCCGTGCTTTTATCCTCAAGCCATCGTTGCTTTAAATAGTCAAGTTTGACCGAGACGCCAAGATTAGGATTGGACTTCTTCCAAAGACATTCATCGCCTAAGTCGTCTCCCTCGTCCATCTGGGCTATGAAAGCAAATAACGTCTCGTCCTGGAACACGCCGTTCAGTACATCGACTGAATAATCATGGTCAGCGATCCATAGGTGGCTGTCTTCGTCGCCTGCTGTCGTGATAATTATATGCAACGGTTGCGTTCGAGATCCAGAGCCAGTAACCATTGTGTCGTAGAATGGCCTGTGCTGTTCCTGCCAAGCGTGCAACTCGTCCATAATAACCGCATGAGGATTTAATCCGTCAAAAGGCTTGTTGCTGCCGACTGTTCGGATATAGCTTCCACTCGACTTGTAGGTGATCGTTTCGTACTTAACGTGAGACATCTTGCAAAGTGCTGGCGACTGGAATCGCATGCGTTCCGTTTCGGAATACACAACCTTAGCTTGTTCCTTTTTCGTTGCCGTGAGTAGTATTTGAGCAACGGCTTCAGGGTTTCCAGTAGCGGGGTCAATATCCCCGCAAGCGAGAAAATGGCACATGCCAGCGATCCAGGAAGACTTGCCGTTCTTCCGGCCCATCGTGATGTAGACTTTGCGAAACCTGCGAGAGTTGTCAGAATCTCGCTTCCAACCAAATATGCACCAGTTGCAAAACAATTGAAACGCAGATAACTCGAAAGGATGTTTCGCAAACTCGCCAATCGAGTGCTTTAAAACAGCCGGAAAGAATTGACAATTACGCTGTGCTGCGGGCATATCGAAGTAGTACGGAAATTCGTCAGTAGATTGTTTTTCAAGGTCTGACAGGTGCCTTTTGCATCCTGCGATAACCATTTTTGACGCAACGACACTACTATCGAGAACACCGTCGATGTAATTGTGGACACGACCTCGTATCGAGTCAGTTATCACTAGCTGCTGGAAATCCTTTCTGCCACTCTTGGAATGCGTCTTCTGTATCTGGTGACTTGGCAATGAGTCTCGATCTTGCTGATGGTGTTAAACCAAGTTCCGCCAAGTATCCTTTAATGACAACACACAACTGCTTATGCTCTTTCATATCACTGGCATTAAAAGCACTCTTGCGAAACGACATCAATTCGCACAAGACTTCCAATATTGATCTGTCCGCTTTAGTTAGGATTTTCATCTCGTCGAGCTGCTGCACGAAGTGATCCCAATATTGGGATGCTACAAAGTCTGCCTCAATGTGTGCTGGCTTGTTCGGTGCCCCTTCCATTGGTTTCGGTTCGTTCTTGTTTTCGCGCTCTGGGTGCTTCTTGAACGCATCGCTTGCCTTCAAAACAGCTTGCGAGTATGGTTTTCTGCCTTTCATAATTCGATCTTTCTCCACCAAATAGTTGGCATCTCCCAGTCGAAGTCCGGTGTTTCCGAGGAAATTGGACCGTCGTGTTCGGATTGAAACGCAAGTTCTATCGCGTTTGAAAACACGATAACTCGCAGTCGACCTCTATCTATCTCTTTCACGATCTCGGCGTTCTTCACTATTTCCATTGCCTGTGCAAACGTGTCGCACTTTTGGAAAGTGTCTGTTGTTTCTCTTGTCATTTACCTATCCGTCGATTGTGTCTTCGTAATGGTTGTCACTCCATCGCCTAACCGCAAACCCCTGTGCGGTATCTTCCTCGATCTCTTCATGGCATGGACGGCAAAGTGATAGCCAGTTGTTTGGGTTCATCCTGTTATTTCGGTTTAGAACTATCGATGAAATATGGTGTAGTTCTTCGGAAGGATTTGCTTCGAGTACTCCGACGAGCATTACGCATCTTTCGCACAATGGATGCAGCGTGCGAAAAAGTACACTTGCCCGTTTGTGGTCCGATCCGTACCCACGTTCCTTCGTTGTTCCTCCGTGCGACTTAACTGGACTGCAACGCAAGCACCTGTCTTTTACTATTTGGCCGCATTTGCATAGCTTCATTTTTTATGCGTCCACCAAGTCCTGTGCGTTCGCAGTTAATGTATTTGGTATAACTACCAACCGATTGCAAAGCAGTTTTCCGTAGCTGTCTTTTACTCTTATGCGATAATTACCACCTGTTAAAAATTCTCCGTACTGAACGAGCGTAAGCGTGCAGAATCCGCTTGCGTCTGTAAATCCTGACTCGACAGTCCTTGCTTCAAGATAGCCGTCTAGCGTATTGTTTTGGTCTTCTAAAACTGCTACTACAGAGGCTCCTTCAACGACGATAGCGTTATGCGTAACCGCAAACAGTACGTTGCAAAGTCCGCTTATTGCTGGCGGTATAGTAGGAGTAGCTGTCACAGTTGCGTCAATCAGCCACCAATGATCTGCGTAGTAAGCACCTGAAGCCTTGAGCCTTAACGGGAACGGCAATCCGTCAGGCGTCGATATGCCATCGAGCTGCACCCAGTAGTCGTCATACGCCACGCCAACCATTGAGAAATCATAGACCCATGTATTGGTCACCTGAGCAACGCCAGCGATAGGCGAACCGACAGGTGCCCCTACAACGTCCAGTGCACCGCGAACGTAACGCTGAATCGTTGGCGAATTACCCGCTATCAGTTCCAGTGTGAGTGCCATGCTTTCACTTCTTTTTCGTTGTCAATTTATCGAGCAGTTTTACCGCTTCGTTTAGCGTCAATTCGCTGAGCAATTCAGATAAATTCCTAAGCGTGTTCTTCACGTGCGTTACGTCGAGGTTGATTTTCTTTGTTTCGGATCTTCGTGCAATCTCGGATGCTAATTGGTTTAGGTTCATTTTATTATCTCGTTTAGTGCGTTCTTGAAATTCAATATCTTTTCTTGCAGGACTTCGAGTTCCATTTTAAGTCGTGTGACCTCGGCTGATTGGTCTGGGGTAGGCGTTGGCGTTGGTGTCGGTGAAGGTGTCGGTGATAACTCAGGAACCAATTCGACAGCAACTGCAAGCG